AAAATCAAAATCATCAATCTGAGGGTTCCAAAATGCCTTTATAACAATAAGTCTACCAAAATATAGATTTCGCAATCCTTTTCGGACAATTTCCTTTGTGTTTCTATCAAGGAACTTTTTACCATAAAAACTTTCAAGTTTTCGAGAAAGCTCCTTAGACGCTTCTCCATCTTGACCTGGTAACACATTTAAAGCAGGAGGGTTTGCAATCAGTGAGTTTATAACCGATTCCATGTTTGGGAATACTCGGTTTGCTTGCACACGGTAGTCACGTCTACGAGCCGGCAACTTATCGAGCCAATTTGCCCTGTTTTCGTATTCAGCAGTGTTTGCCTTGTATGTCGCTGATACAATTTCCCACAATTCAGCAGAAGAACTCCACCGCGCCTCAATCAGTTGAGCTTTTGCCGTATCGTCTAGTTGTGAAATATCGTATTTTGCCATACAAAATATAGCGAACACCCTCTTTCGAGAATGTCCGCCTGTTTTTTAGGTGTGGACTAAGTACTAACTTAAGAACTATACCATATATTTTACAAATAAAAGACAATATGTGGAAAACTATACAGAATGCTTGCGAAAATAGAGTGTATCAGCCCTCTGAATCGTGCGTAAAGTGCCAATATGGTCAAAATGAAGTGTAATAGCTGCACTTTTCTGATTAAAAACACCTGCATTAAGTAACACATTAAATATCTCATAGTGCTCTTGAAAAAGTAAGAACTTCCGTGCATCTTCATCTGCTACATAAATTGGTATTTTTTCAGTTGTCATGAGTTATTTTCACTAAAAGCGCGTGATATGTCATACACATTGTCAGCACCGAGCACAGATTGCTTTTTTTCTTCACCAGAAGCATAAAATACACCAGAACTACCGCCTAACATAGCAAGATATGAGTACAAATCAGCAAAAACAAAGTGGTCTTCACTTGTTGTTGAATCCCAGATAAAACGTTCAATTCCCTTATTATTCACTACTTTTGCACGGCGCATTGTCTCAAAATGCTTGATATACAACCGAAACATCTCATCTGCTTCAACTCCGATGCTCCACTTAGCCTCTATCATGTTAGTAAAAAATTGGTCAAGCACTCTGTCACGATGTGAGTAAACAATACCGTTCTTATCATGCTCTCCCCACCACACGATTGTTTGTGGGTTGTTATTATTCTCCTGGAAGTACGACATCTTCATGAATGGGTACTTTTCAACGTAGTGTCGCGAAGCAGTGTTGTCAGGCATAGCATCTATAACACCAGCAGTTGGTTTCCATGTCGCAATAATTGAATCAAGCTCTGACCATGCAGAAAATCTACCAATCTTTAACAGTCCTTTCTCTGAGCGTATTGCATAATGCTTGATATTTCCTACATCTACACCAAGATACACATGCCCTGTTACTAAACTCTTTGGTGTCCACAGGTCGAGAATGGTAGCCTTTGAAACACTCAAATCACCAGGAGAATACGCCTTGCCCAGTACAAAGTTATTAAAATACGCAGGGTCACCATGAGAGTCATCTATGATTTCCTCAGCAGATATCCAGCAGCACATAAGGTGAGAAATATGATACCCACTGATTTTGCTATCAGGATTCTGTGCAATCCATTTTCCATCTCGACGTACATCATCGTGAATTGGTTGTTTACATTTCCTACACTGGTACTGTTTTGTCTCTAGGTTTATTGACTCAGGAAACTCAAGAAAATGTACATCTGTACAATGAGGGCAGGTAATGCACCACTCTTTTTGGTCACTCTTGTTCCATTGTAAATCAAGCTCATCACGCTCAGTGCCAGGGTTGCTAAACATCCACCTACCCTTGTACTGACTAGATTTTGTACGTGACTTATATGTTTCAATTGCATGTTGGTCAGAGCGTGAAATCTCATCATGAATCAACAGGTCAGCAGTTGTTGAAATAGGACCAGTCTTTGAAACAGTACCTTTGAAAAATACAAATCTGTCGTTTAACTCTTTTCGCTCAACAGAGTCAATTTCCATTCCAAGAAATTGCTCATGGTTTGCCTGAATTATCTTGTTGAACTTTGTACCAACAAACTCACGCACAGCATCATCAGTTGGGAAAGTATAAATGACGTTAAACTGTAGGTGCTTCACTGCAAACAATGTCTTTAATGAAAAGACAACACTCTTACCAACCTGAGCACACGCGGTCAAAACGATATTAGGATTCCAATCACAGAGGATATCGAGAAGAAACGGGCGGTCTTTGAAATCAAAGGCATCACCCTTTTCACTAACGATACCCTCGGTGACAATCCACTGGAGGATAGAATAATATTGTTTATCCTGTTTTTTCATCTGTTACCTCGTT